CGCAGCGCAACACATGGATGGTCAACAACGCCGACCGTGTGCTGTTCGGTCACCAGAAAGCCAACGCCGTCTCCGGCGTCATGGCCACCGCGCTGCTCACCCTGGCATCGCCTGGCGACCGCATGACCGCGGCGATCCTCACCCTGGCCAAGCGCATGGCGAAACTGGCCAATCCGCGCATTCGGCCGATCACGGTGAACGACGACGAGGAGTGGTTCGTCGTGTTCATGCCGAGCCTGGTGTTCCGCGATCTGCTGCTCGACACCACGATCACCAACGCCCTGCAATACGGCTGGAACCGCGGCAGCGACAATCCGCTGTTCACCGGCGGTGACATCCTGTTCGACGGCCTGATCATCCGCGAGATCCCCGAGCTGGGTGTCATCACCGGTGCTGGCGCCGGCGGCATCGACGTCGCCGCATCGTTCATGTGCGGCGCGCAGGCCCTCGGCTGCGCCTGGGCACAGCGGATGAAAAGTACAACAAATACAAGGGATTATGGGTTCATGCATGGGGTGGGCATTCAGGAGATCCGCGGCATCGGCAAACTGCGCTTCGGCACTGATCCAACCACCGATACGACGGCGCCGAAGGACAACGGGATCATGACCATCTTCACCACCGCCGTCGCCGACGCATAAACCACTGACGCGCGATCGGGTTACTGAGCTGATCGCGCGCATCTCCCGAAGGAGACACCTATGGCAAACCAAGATCATCCCAACACGCACCAGGGCGAGCAAAAGGCGGCCGAGACCAAGGCGGCACCAGCACCGAAGCCCGACCCGAAGGCTGTGGCCGCTGCGAAGGAGGCGCAGGCGGCGTCGTCGATCGGCGCGCAGGTCATCCTCGACTACAACGGCGACGGCTCGCTGGGCGCCCGCGGCGGCTTGGCGCCGACCATCGAGGAGAACCTCGCCGGCCGCGATGCGCACTACCTCGCGCTCGGGCTCAACCCGATGGCGCCGTCCGGGCCGCCGCCCTCGATGGAGCAGCGCAAGGCGCATCAGGCGGCAGCCGAAGCCCAGGCCAAGGTGGACGCCGCACACGCAACGCCGGGCTCCGGCGCAGCCTCGCGCGTGTCCAGCCTCGCCGCCGGCCTGATCACCGAGCCGGCCGACGTGCCGGTCGAGCCGCCCCCGTCGACGAGCGGTGCGGCGGCGCATAGGTAACGGAGGTTCCGATGACCGTCTCGGTGGCCATGCTGGCGGAACAGGCGCTGCGGCGTCTCGGCGTGGCCATCGTGCCGGTTGCCGAACGCCCGGCGCTCATCATCACCATCACCAAGGACCTGCTCGCCACCCGTGCGCTGCTGCTGCTCGGCGTCATCGCCCAGGACGAGGTGGCATCGTCCAACGATGCCGGCTGGGCGCTGGCCAATGTCTACAACGCCCACGAGGCGATGGTGGCGCAGGGCTTCATCTCTTGGACCATCGATACCATCCCCGATGCTGTCAGCAACGAGTATGCACGCCTGACGGCGCTTAACCTGGCATCGAGCTACGGCAAGCAGGTCGACCCGGCGATGCTGCCGATGCTCGAGGCGCGGGTGCGCAAGGTCGCGATGGTGATGCGGGCACCGGACGACGCGCAAGCTGCAGTGATGTCGGTGCATCAGGATCTGGTCATGCGCGGGCTGGCGCGGTGGACTTCCCAGGACATCCCAGACGCGCTGGGCGACCCCTACACCGTGCTGACCTGCGACGCCCTGGCGCCGCTCTATGCCATGGACACTGCGCCCAACGACACGCAGGACGCGGTCACCGCGATCTACCGCTACATCGCACTGCCCAGCTCGGGCGAGCGCACCCGTGCGGAGTATTTTTGATGGCGAACCGCCTGGCCTTCGGCCGCCGCAGCGCGCCACCAGCGCCGGCCATGCACGCCGACGACGGGCTGGACTTCAACGGTTGGATACAGCCGCCGGAGGTGCCACCCGATCCGGTCGGCGACGAGTGGCGAGGCGCGCCGGGGCCTGTAGGGCCGCCTGGCCCAGGTGCCGTCCCATCGGACGACGTGCCGTTCATGGACGGCGTCGGTGCGCCTGGGACCGACAACACGGCGTCGCGCGGTGACCATGTGCATCCGTCCGATACGTCACTGCTGCCGCTGACCGGCGGCACGCTGACCGGGCCGCTGCATCTGCAGAGCGACACTGACCCGACGATCTACATCAAAAGCACGGCCACCTGGCCGGGGTTGGTGTTTGACTCCCCGCCAGGGCAGGTCGGCTATCTGTTTGGCGCAAGAAACAGTCTCGGGCGTTGGGAAGTTGATCTGGGCGAGGCTTCGGCGGAAACCGGCGGCAATGCAGGGTCGGACTTCCAGATCTACCGATACGACGATGCGGGCCACCCGATCGACGCCCCGCTGTATATCTCACGCGCCACCGGCCTGGCCACGCTGAAGGGCGATCCGACCGCTGCGCTGGGTGTGGCGACCAAGCAATACGTCGACACCAAAGCGTTCCTGCCATTGTCCGGCGGCACGCTGACCGGGCCGCTGATCCTCGCTGCCGATCCGACTGCGGCACTGGGTGCTGTCACCAAGCAATACAGCGACCTGAATAAAACACGCGGCCTTATAGCCGTTACGACCAACGCAGCATCGCCGACCGTGGCGCAGGCGGACTACGCATACATCTACATCTACGGTTCGCCGACCGCACCCGCTACCATCACGATGCCGGTCGCGACCACGGTGCGCGTGTTGTGGACGATGAACAACACGACCGCGCAACCCGTGACGATCCAGGGCACCAGCGGTGGCACCATCACGATCCCCGCTGGCGCCTCGGAGGGCGTGTGGACCGACACCGCCGGCATCTATCCGCTCTATAATGCGGGACTGACCAGGGCGCCGGGCGACAATTCGACCTTCTGGGCGACCACCGCGTTCGTGCAGGCCAAGGCAGCCAGTTATCTGCCGCTCGCCGGCGGCACGTTGACCGGCAACCTGACTATTGCCGGTAGCAATTCTCTTCTCATGGATGGCGCGGCAGCTTCCAACCGGAGTATTTGGTTCACGACCGGCGTCATTGCCCGGTGGTCAATCGGCATAGCCGATGGTCTTGCTGAAGGCGGCGCCAACGCAGGCGGAAATTTATACATTGGCCGCTATGCCGACAATGGCGCCGGTCTCGACTACACAGTGCAGATCACTCGTGCGACCGGCTTGCTCACGGCGGTGCATGGCTTGAGTCTGGGTAGCGCGACGGTGGCATCGCCCACGGACCTATCGCAGCATGTGGCGCTGTTCGGCACCACCTATGGTATCAGCGTCACGCCGGCGACAATCAATTTCGTGACCAACGGGGCTGTTGCCTTCAGCGTAGGCTCTGCGGCCGCGATCAACAGCCCGCTGACGGTGACTGGCCCGGTGACGCTCGCCGCAGATCCAACCACGGCGCTCGGCGCTGCGACCAAGCAATACGTCGATGCGCGCGTCGGCGGGTCCGGCTATCTGCCGACAACCGGCGGCACCATGACTGGGCCGCTGATCCTCGCTGCAGATCCGACCGCAGCGCTTGGCACTGCAACCAAGCAATACGTCGATGCCAAGCAGGTGGGCACCGCGACCAACGACAACGCCGCGGCGGGGCACATCGGCGAGTATCTGTCAGCGACGCGATTGGCCGGCACGGCTGTTGCGCTCACCACGGGCGTCAGCACCGATATTCTGGCGCTGTCGCTGACAGCAGGCGATTGGGACGTGGCGGGCAACCTCATCTATGCAGGCGCGGGCGGCGTGTCGGTGATCAGCGTGCTCGGCTGGATCACCACGGCATCCGCCACGCTGCCGACGCTGCCCAATGGCGGCATGGAGACGCTGTGGGTCGGCACGCCACCGACCACCAATGTCGCGCCGTATCTGTCGATCGGACGCGGCCGCATCAGTATCGCCGCGACCACCGTCATCTACCTCTCCACCAACTGCCAGTTCAGCGGCGGCACGGTGTCGAGCTACGGGTTCATCGGCGCGCGGCGGGCGCGGTAGATCCGCCGGCTTTATCTTCAACGGAGTGCACCTATGCCATTCGACCGCGATGGTGAGCCTCGGGCGATCCCGGGCACTGAGCTGATCCCGATAACGCTGCCCGCTGCGCAGTGGAACACCGTGCTGCAGTGCCTGGCGAAGGCACCGTATGAGGTCGTCAACGAGCTGATGAACGCGATTCAAAACGGCTGCCTCGTGCACTGGCAGAACCGCCAGCGCGAGCGCCAGGCAACCAACGGCTCCTCAGACGCGGCCGAGTGAGATGCAGCAGACCTTCGTCGTCCCGTATCAGCGCATGTCGCCGATCGATATCCCGCGGCGCGATCTCGTGCTGGCGGCTCCCGACAGCGTGCTGCTCTCGGTCAGCATCATCGAGAGCGACGACCCGGCAGCCGAGGCGCTGGTCATCACCGGCGGCGTCGGTGCCCCCTCGCTGCGCATGACGGTGTGGTCGGACAGCCGCTACGACGGTCGCTACTACGGCGGCTGGTTCGGCGGCAGCTTGGTGCACGACTACGGCTGGGGCATGCCGCGCCCCGGCGCCGTGCTGTGGTCCGGCGTCGGCACCGTCGATCCCGACACACTCGGCACCTTCGACATCACCATCCCGATCGGCACCATGACGAACTGGCCGCGCCGCTGCGTCTACGCGCTGCAGCTCGACTGGGGTGGTGGCACCAGCTCAGAGACACTCGCGGAAGGCGCGCTGCACGTCCGTCTCATGGCTGCTGCGGGTCCCCCGGCGTCCGAGGCGCCCGCGCTGCTCACCGACGACGGCATCCCAGTGCTCACAGACGACAGCACGCAAGTGTTGGCATAAAGAGGAACGGCCCGATGTCCATGACCATTGGCGGCATCCGCATCGAGGACATGCCGGACATCGGCGCGCCGACCGACGCCAGCTCGGTGGTCGGCGAGAAGTCTGGCTCGGGACGCTTCGCCACACTGGCGCTGCTGCGCTACCTGCAGCCGTTCAACGTCCGCACCTGGGGCACCAACGCCGCCGCCATCCAGGCCGCCACCAACGCCTGCGCCGCGGCCGGCGGAGGCCTCGTCTACTTCCCGGCCGGGCACTACACCGTCGCGCAGTCGATCGATGTCCGCGGCATGTCCAACATCATCTTCGCCGGCGACGGCAAGGCGAGCGTCATCACCTGCACCGCAGCGCTCAACGGCTCCGATGCAAACCTCTACAACGACGTGTTCAACGCCAACAACCTCTCCACCACCTATCCCAACTATCTGGCCAATCTCGCGTGGCAGGATTTGACGATCGACTGCACCGCGCAGAACGCGTCAGGCGTGCCCAGCGCCGCGACCTCGGGCTACAACCTGTGTGCGATCGAGTGCCAGAACGTCAACAACGTGCGCTTCAGCCGGCTCAAAATCATCAACGCGTTCGGCAATGCCCTGGTGTCCGGCACCATCGATCCGAAGCTCGCCTCCGCGGCCATCGCCGCCATCACCGAAGACTGCGAATTCATCGGCTGCGTCGGCGGCATCCTGCCGCAATATAAGATCACCGGCTCGGTGGTGCAGTATGGCGCGATGAACGGCGGCCGCATCGAGCGGTGCCGCTTTATCAACTCCGGCGGCCCGGCGATCGATGTCTTCAATTGTTTCGGCACCTCGATCAGCCGCAACTACTTCACCGGCACCAAGGGCACGCCGGTCGGGTCCGGCCAGTCGGTCAATTCGATCCACAGCGACTTCGGCCTGTCGTCCTGCTCGATCGATGACAACGTCTTCCTGCTTGCCGGGCCGATCATCCTCAACGGCTTGATGGCGGTGACCTCTTACAACGTGATCGCCACACCCGGGCCGCAGAACTGTTCGATCAGCCGCAACAAGCTCTACGGCTCGGCGTCGGTCAATAACACGCTGCCGCATATCCAGCTGCTGGGCGGCAGCAGCGCCACCCAGGTGGGCAACGCCGAGGGCAACCGGATCTCCGGCAATAACAGCTTCCAGGCGCCGGCCTCGGGGCTCGTGTTGACCGATGGTGTGCGCAATCTCGTGGTCGACAACACGGTGTCGCAGTGCGGCAACGTCAACCATTCCGACGTGCCGTTCCGCGCCAATGACTCCGGTGAGCCGGGCGGCGGCAGCAAAGAAAACCGTTTCGCCGGAAACCAAATAACCGGGCCGTATGTCCTCACCAACTACCAAGACAACGGCGCCAACAACACGAGCAACCGGTTCTGGGATAACCGCATGGAGGTGTTCCTGGGCGCCACCTCGACGATCAGCGCGGCAACGCTCGACAAGCAACGCAACTACGGGCCCGGCTCGCCATGAGCGGCGCACAGGCGCTGCAGGGCGGCATGCAGCGAATTCCGTTTCCGACCGAGTCGTATCAGCACCCGTCGCTGCCGCTCTCGGCGAAGCGGCTGCTGAACTGCTTTGCCGAGCAGGCCCCGGCCGATGCGCGGAACCCGGTGGCGCTGCGCACCACGCCGGCGCTGGTGTATCGCGAGACGCTTGGTGCTGGCCCGCTCGCTGCGTTCGACACCAATCTGGTGGGCGGCTACTACGCGGTGTCGGGCAACCAGGCGTTCCGCAACGCGTCCGGCGTCACCACCATGATCGGCACTGTCGGGACGCCGACCGACCCGGAGCTGACCGCGCAGCAGATCGGCGTGTCGATCGCTGCCAGTCCGTTCGCGGTGGTGATCTGCGTGCCGCCCAACCTGTTCACCGCGCAGCACAGCGACCCGACCCTGACGCCGATCGACACCTCGAGCTTCCCTGGCGGCGGCTGCAATTCCATCACCTTCATCGACGGCTACTTCGTCGGCACCCAGCACGGGCGCGGCAACACCTTCTTCATCTCCGCGCTGCAGGACCCGACGACGTGGGATGCGCTCGACTTCGCTAACATCGAGGGCCTGTCCAACATCCTCCTGCGCGCCATCACCCAGCGCGGCGAGTTGTGGCTGCTTGGTGTCACTGGTGCAGAAATTTGGTATGATGCAGGCGCTGCCGACTTTCCCTTCCGTCGGCAGTCCGGCGGCGTCATCCCCTACGGCTTCGTGTGGGGATCGGTGGCGGAGATCGACGGCTCGGTGTGGTGGGTGGCGCGCGATGGCTGCGTGTATCGCTCGGTCGGCTACCAGGCGCAGCGCATCAGCACGCACGCCGTCGAGGCGATCATCGAGATCTCAAATCCCGATTACGCTATCGGCATGGCGTATTTTCAGGAGGGCCATGCGTTCTACTGCATGACGTTGACCGACATCGGCCGCACGCTCTGCTACGACGTTGCCACCAAGCAGTGGCACGACCGCTCATCCAGCACCGACGGCAGCGGCCCGTGGCGGGCGCTGGTGGCAGGACGCATCGGCGAAGGCGCCTATGTCGGCGATGCGGCGGGCCGGCTCTACAGCCTCGACCCGGCCGGCACCACCGACAATGGCAATCTGATCTACCAGCAGGTGACGTTCCCGCCGCTCTACGCCAGCACCCGACGCGCGTTCTGTGCGCGTGCCGAGGTCGAGCTGCAGGTCGGCAATTCGCCGCCGCTGTCGCCCGGGTCGGTCACGCTGGACTGGTCGGACGATGGCGGCGTGACGTTCACCGGCGGCCCGCGCACGATGGCGGCCGGACCAGGGCTGCGCACCCGGGCGTTCACCACACAGCTGGGCTCGTTCCGCCAGCGGGTGTTTCGGCTCTCGACGCTGGGCCGCTCGACGCTTTACGGCCTCGACGCCGACATCACGCCGGGCATCAGCTGATGGCGCTGTCGCCGGTCAGGCCGACGCCACCGGGGAATGAGGCGGTCATCGGGCCGAACGGCGACCGGCATTCCCAGGCCTGGACGCAATATCACCAGGCGGTGTCGGACTGGATCGCCGCGCAGGGCATCGGCATCACCGACGGCTCGGAGGCGGGCGCCGGGCAGATCGGCGAATTCATGACCGCATCGGCGGCGGGCGCCGGGCTCTCGACCGGGTCGGTGGCCGATATCTGCAACGTCACCCTGCAGCCCGGCGATTGGGATGTGACCGGGCTCGCCTCGTTCAACGCCGGGGCCGGCACGCATACCAGCTTTGGCATGGGGATCGGCACGGTGAATGTGTTCAACGGCTCGACGTTTCCCAGCAGCGCGTTCACCCATGGCATTACCACCGCCCCGCAGCGCTACAATCTCACGACGGCGACGACGGTCTGGCTGGTGGCGGAGGCCGTGTTCACCGGCACGATGACCGTCGATGCGACGATAACAGCGCGCAGGATGCGATGAACCGGTTCGTGCAGATCGCGTCGGGCGTCGAGACACTGCCGCTGCGGCTGGAGCTGGCGCGCAACGAGCAGCTCTGGGATCAGGATGCCACGCGGCGGACCTATCCCGGCACACCCCACGCGGCGATGCAGGACATCACCGTGCGCTACATGCCGCCCGAGCAGGCCGCGTGCATCGACAACCGCAAGCGTGAGCATCGCAACGTATTCTATCCCGCATGGCATGCGCTGCCGGCGCTGCGGCCCGTGGTGTTCGGGCTGATGACGCGGGTGCAGGCGGTGGAGCTGGGGAGCATCTTGATCACGCGGCTGCCGCCGGGCGGCGAGATACTGCCGCACAGCGACGCCGGAAGCTGGGCGCCGGAATACTATACGACCAAGGCGCATTGGACTGTGGAAGGCGAGGCGCGGGTGCTGTGCGACGAGGACTTCGTGACATTCGAGCCAGGAACCGTCTGGACTTTTGACAACCTGCTGACGCACGGCGTGCAGAACCGCGGGCACGTCGATCGGATCGTCGTCATCATCTCCATGAGGTGCCAGTGATGAAACGCGCCGAGCATCAGCCGGAAAGCAGCCTCACGATCTATGCCGGCATCTTCTGTAAAGTGTGGCATGTGCAGGACGCCTGCACGCTGCTGCCGCAGCATAGTCACGAATTTCCGCACTTATCGCTTATCGTCGCGGGCGCGGTGCGGGTATGGCAGGACGGCGTGGACCTGGGCGTGTTCCATGCGCCTGCCGCAGTGAAGATCCCCGCGCGCACGTTCCACGCTTTTCGGACGCTTACCGACGGCGTGGTGATCGCCTGCATCCACAACGTGGATCACCTCGAGGCCGACGAGCCGGCAATCCACGCCACCAACGACCTCGAGCTGGAGGACTGAGACAATGCCGTTCGCAGTGGCTGGGGCTGGTATCGCAGCGGCTGGCGGCATCGCCAGCGGCATCATGCAGTCGAACACGGCGGCCAAGGCGCAGAAGCAGGCGCAGGCGCAGTATGCGCAGCAGCGCGCCGACGTTGCCCCCTGGCGCGACACCGGCGGCCAGGCGCTCGGCGCAACCGCCGACCTGATGGGCTTGAACGGGCCGGACGCCGCGACGGCGGCCATGAACAACTTCCAGCAGGGTCCCGGCTATCAGTGGCAGCTCGGCCAGGGCCTGCGTGCGATCGATGCCGGCAACGCGGCGCGCGGCATCCTGCGTAGCGGGGCCACCGACAAGGCCGAGATGACTTACGGGGAGGGCCTCGCCAACCAGACGTTCCAGCAATACTACAGCAACCTCGCCGGGATCTCGGGCCTGGGGGCGAGCGCCGCAGCCGGCGGGGCGACCACCGCGCAGAACTCGGCCAATGCCGCGCTGCAAGGCGCCAACGCGCAGAACAGCATCTATGGCAACATGGCCAGCGGCTTGAGCAATACGGTAAACACGCTGTTCAGCAACCCGAAGTTTCAGGATTGGGCCAGCGGCGGTGGCGGCGGTGGCGTCGTCGACTCGGGGTCCTTCTGATGTCCGGCGCCCAGACCTCGCCCTTCGGCGATCCCAATGTCCTGCTGCGGACGCTGTCCGGGCAGCAGACCGCGGACGTGCAGTCGCAGAACATCGCCAACCAATACGCCCCGGCGCGCAACCAGCTGCTCCTCGACACCGGGAACGAGGCGCTGAATTACGCCCAGCAGCGGGACCCGCTGGAGATCAAGTCTCTGCGCCAGCAGCTCGGCATTGATCCGAACCCGGTGCTCGACCGGCTCACCCAGCTCTACAGCAGCAACAACCCGCCGCCGGCTGCACCTGGCGCCGCGGCCGGGGGTGGCATTGGTGCCGGTGGCGACATCGAGGCGCCTGCCCTGGCAAGCGCCCAGGCGGTGCGCGACGGGCTGATCGCCCGCGGGATGAACCCTGACGGCGCCACCGCATTCGCTGCCAACGCGCTGCATGAAAGCGTCGCCAATCCGTTCACCGGGCCGGGCGATATGGGCGCCTCGCATGGGCTGTTCCAGTGGAATGGCGACCGGCTCGCGGCGTTTCAGAAAGCCAACGGCGGTCTGCTGCCGGAGCAGACCAGCCTCGACAAGCAGCTCGATTTTGTCGTCTCGGAACTGAACGGGCCGGAGTCGCTCGCGCGGGACCGGATCATGCAGGCGCAGGGGGCCGACGGAAAGGCAGCGCAGGTCTCGGAGGCGTATCTGCGGCCGAAGGACACCGTGCCGGAGATGCAGCGGCGCTCGGCCACGGCGCTGAAACTGGCGGGGTTGTGGGGCGGCCAAGGTGGTCAGGGTGCGCCTGGCGCAGCGCCGCCTGGGACGGCCACAGCAGGCGCTCCAGCGCCCTCCGCGCAGGCGATGCGGCTCGGGGGCACCGCTACGGCAGGACCGGCCGCTGGGCCGCCACCGGGCATGCCGCAGCCGCCGCCGAACAACATGCTGCCCGGCTCTCCCAACGGGGTGGCTGTGCCAGCTCCGCAGTCTGCCGCCACATCACCCCAGCTGCCGCCGTCCGGCATGAACTCGCCGCAGGTTCAGCAGGCCCAGCAGCTCTACCGCCAGGCCACGGCGATCGAGATGGCAGCCGCGCAGTCGCCCAACGATCCGCGCGTGAAGATGTTTGCCACCACGGCGGCCGCCGACCTGCGGCAGCGCGCCCAGATCCTGATGCAGACCGATACCGTGGTGCAGTTGCCTGACGGCCGGCAGTTCCACCCGCTCACCGGCCAGATAGACAAGCCCGTGGCGCCGCTGTCGACCTGGGTGCTCAACCCGAACGCTGGCGGACCCGGCATCGCCGGATATGTCGATACCACTGGCCACGAGAAGCCTGAGATCGTGCCGGCGCAGCGGGCCGACGCCGAGGCGCAGCAGCTGGTCATGACGCTCGGGCCCAAGGTCGCCAACGGCACCGCAACGCCACAAGAGCAGGCGAGCTACGCCGTCGCGGCAGAGACCTACCTCAAGCCGGACATCGTCACCGACCCGATCACCAAAGCCAAGACGCGGGTCTACGAGCGCACTCTGCCGGCGGGGTTCCCAGACCCATCAGGAGCTGGTGGCGGCGGTCAGGGCACGCCTGGCGGGCCGTCCGGCCAGCCGCTGACGCAGGGCGTCTCGCCGCAGCAGCAGGAGATCGAGCGCGACCCGGCCGCGGCCAAGGTGGCCGACCAGCGCTACGAGCGCGATGCGAAGAACATCGACGAGCTGACCGCTGGGGTCCGCCAGTCGCAGAACGACAACCTCCGCGTCCAAGAGATGCGGAACGTGCTTAACGCCATCAACACCGGCCCCGGGAGCGAGGCTGCAAACGCAGCCCGGGCCTGGTTCGCCCGCTGGAACCCGGCCGGTGCCGCGGACTACGACAAGCAGGCGGCTAACCTGACCGGGCCAGCTGCGGCCGAGGCGTTCCAGAAGCTCGCATTCAAGGGCTCGATCTCGCAGGAGCAGGGTTCATCGCCGCGTGGCGGCTACGCCGTCACCAAGCTGTTCCAGCAGCTCAACCCGGGCCTCGACCTGCTGAACCCGGCCAACAAGAACCTGCTCGATATGCAACTGATCACCAACCAGGCGAACATCGATTACAATCAGGGTGCCACAGATCATTTCAACACCCAGGAAGACCGCTACCAGAACACGCACAAATACGATTCGCTGAACGTCTACGATCAGACATGGAACAAACAAAGGAATCCCCAGGTCTATGCCGCCGCCATGGGTGCGGTCGCCGGCCAGCAGCCGGAGCAATGGGCCAAGGGACTGAGCGACAGTGAATACGCGAGGGCGCTGCAGATCATCTCGCGCGCAGACCCCCAGGCGGTGATCAACACCAAGAGCGGGCGCTACGCCATGCAGCCGAAGGTGACGCAGGGCGGCGGCCCCGCACCGGCGCCAGGCGACAGGGTGCTGAAGTTCGACCACTCCGGCGATCCGATCCCATGATCAACGCGCAACTGCCTGACGGCACGACGCTGCAGTTCCCTGACGGCACGCCTGATGCGGTGGTCAACGGGACAGTGAAGCAGCACGTCCAGTCGCTGCCGGGCGGCCAGGTCGAGACGCCCGAGAGCAAGATGGGTTTCTCGCCCGCACCGCCGGAGGAGAAGGCGGCGCCCGCTAGCGCGGCAGTTCCGCAGGCCGTAGGCGATACACTGGTGTCGCCGGATGATGTCGCGCGCGTCAACGCACCGCCAGCCAACCCACCCATTACGTCGCTCGAAGACCTGCGCGGCCGGATACAACAAGGCGACATCAACGCGCTCAAATATCTTAAGCCGACGCCGGACGACAGCACGCTAACCAGTGCCGGCAAAGACGTCGCCATGTTGGGCGTGCATGGTTTGGCGACGCTCGCACAAATGCCCATCAACGCTCTGATCGGACTGGGCCAGGGACCGGCCGGCGCGCTCACCATCAACCCAGCGACAAACACACTCGGCATCACCCCCGAGGCGCAGGCCGCGGCGAGCTTTTTCCCTGGCGGCCCGCTGAAGTACAGTGGAACCAATGCGCTGATGCGCACGCCCGACATCGCCCGGCCGACGTTTGGCAGGCCTCCCCCGGTCTCACTGGACGAACTCAACGCAGCGATCACACGCGCTGGTCCGGAGCCACCTGCGCCGAGCGCTCCACCTGCTGATGGCGCATCCGCCGTTGGTGCGGCGCCCACTACATCGCCCGGTGTTTGGGTGCCGATAGAACCTGGCATGCGCTATCCAGGCCAACAAACCCGCATAAACCCGGATACCGGAAGGGGCGAGGTGCTCGACGCGACACGCGGCGCACCAGCAACGCCGCCGCCATCCGCAGCCCCTGCCGCGCCCGCTGGGCCGACCCCTGCACCATCAGCGGCGCCGGGGCGCGCTGTTCCGCCCACTGTTCCGCCCGGAGTAGATCCGGCGAGCCCGGAAGGGATCATGGCGTCGGCCAAGGCGGTTGCCCAACAGCACTATGATATCGCCGATGCCAATGGTCAGGGCAGCGCATATACGCCGCAGTCGGTCAACAAGATGGTCGACGCCGTCGATGCCGTTGCACCGCAAGGCCCAGGTGCGCGGGCGGTCGGTGGTGACAACGAGGTCACTCGCCTGCAGAGCCAGATGCAGCCGCTTCGGGATCACCCGCTGACGCTGTCGGACGTGCAGGCGATGGACGAAACGATGAGTGGCCTGATTAGCAAGGCATTGCGGAGCGGCGACAACAAGGTCGCCAACAATCTGCAGGACATCCAACAGGCATGGCGCGAGCAGGCAGATGGTGTGACGGCTAACGATGTGACGGGAGGCACGGCAGGCTTTCAGGCGCTCGATCCGGCGCGCCAGGCGTGGGCGCAATACAGGAAAATGAGTGACGTGCAGCTCATGAAAGAGCGCGCCGATATGACGCAGAACCCAACCACGTCTTACAAGACCGCGGTCAAGAACTTCGTCACCGGCAGAAATTCCCGCGGTTGGTCAGACGACGAGAAGGCCGCCCTGGTAGCCTCCGCCGATCGTGGCGTTCTCGGCGGCGCGCTGCATCTGTTGGGTAGTCGCCTGCTGCCTCATGTGGGCGGGAGCGTCGGGGCAAGCATCGGCGGTATACCCGGGTTCCTCGCAGGTGAGGTCGTGACGCACGGACTGGGAGAGGTGGCGCGCAACACGGCGAACAACATGCAGACCGGGCGCGTCACCAATGCTATGGGCGTGCTGAACAGCAGAGTGCCACAGGCGCCGATCAATCCGCTGCTGCCTTAGCCCCCTATCCAGTAGGCCAGGCCGACGATAACGAAGAAGACGCCTACGGCGTAGGTGATCCCACCAAGTGCCTCGCTTACGGCACGCCAGTTGATGGCTGCAGTCTGCGGCGCTGGAGACGGCGGCGGTGGTGCCGGGGGCGTCCAGGCGGCCTGCGCAGGCGGCTCGGGCACCGGTCGAGGCTCGGGCTGGAGCGCCAGCAACTCGGCCCAGGTCAGGCCATGCTTACGCCGGAATTTCTCGGCCTGGCGCGCGGCGGCGTCGCGCTCGCCGGCGTGGTCGCTGCCCAGCATGCCGAGGATGGCCGCCAACTGGCGGCGCTCGATGGCGTTAATGGTGATGGTGCACCTCGACCGTCCTGGCGCATAGCTCGTCGCTCATCGGTTAGTGTCCCAACGCGTGCAGGATGGTGCCGAGTTGGGTGGCCAGCGCGGCGATGATTGCGCCGATTATCAGAAACCACGGGTCGCGGTTGAACTTGCGGGCCTCGGCGCGCAGCTTGGCTGCCTCATCAATCGCCCGATCGATGCGGGTGATCTGCTCGCGGATGTTCAGCCGCTCGCGGTAGTCCTCGGGAATGTCGCTCATCGCCGATACTCCACGCCGAGCTTGTCGGCGATCGCGAACAAGACCTCCGACATCTGGTCGAGGCTGGCGGTGAGCGCTTTGGTTTGGTCGTCGCTGCGGCCGGCATAGGCCAGCCACCAGGCGCCGCGCTGCTCGAGTATCCGAGCGGTGCCGGTGTCGCCCATCTCGCGCAGACGGTCGGCCATGGCCTGGTATTCGCGGGCCAGCTTGCGCGCCTCGGCCACGCTCAGCAGCGGCACCGGCGGCGGCAGAAAGGGGGGATCGTCGCTCATCATGCGAATGCCTTGATAAGCAATGCTCCGACGCCACCAATCAGCACCGCCAGCATCCACTGGATCAGCGTCAGGCGACCATCGGTCGTCATGGCACCACCTTGACGAGCAGTGGCTGCGGGAGCTGCACGACAATCAGCTGCGGTGCCGGATGTATCCACGCCGACGCGGCCAGGACGAAGCCGAGGAACACCGCGGCGGGAGCGGCAACGATGGCGATGCCGCGCACCAGATCATCGGGTAGGTCGCTCATAGCTTGCCCATCAGGTGCAGGATGAGACCGAGCGCTGCGGCCCCGGACGCAAACAGCGCGGCGCCGATCGTGATGCCAGACAGCATCAGCGTGCGCGCCTCCCATTTCTCAATCATCCTGCGCCGCCTTCCAATCGTAGCGCCTCGACGCTGCGATCATCGCGTCGTTGTCGGAAATCCACGTTTGCGCCTCGCGGATCGAGGTGATGAAGGGGCGCAGGCCGGCGGCCTTCTCGTAGCGTCCGCTGATGGCATACAGCGCGAGGTTCCGCCCCCGGTGGTCTGAGGTCCAGTTGCCAGTCTCGGCGATCGTGCAGCCCTTGTAGGCCACGGTGCGATAGTCGGTCACGACTTGGCCCGCTTGGCCTGCGCCCGCAGCCATTCGGCGATGATCCTGCGGACCAGCCCGGTGATCGGCCGGTCCTCGAGCTTGGCGGCACGCTCCAGCGCCGCGCGATCGGCGGCGGGGAGGCGGAATGTCACGGATGCGTCTTTGTCCATGCGAGGCAATATAAGGCGATCCGCGCCATTTGCAAGACAAGCCTAGCCGTCGTCCTCGGACCATGAGTTCGCCCGCACTGTGGCGATGTGGATGCCCAGGCGAACGCCCAGCAGCACGCCGACCATGCCCGTTGCCCAGGCGCCGATGAGGAGCCACCACCACGAAATCACGCGCCGTCCCACTCGACGGGTCGGAGGCGGGCTGCTGGCGTGAGGGTGGGGACGTCGGGCAAGAGGTCGAATAGGACGACGTAGGCGGGGACGCCGTTGAAGGTGAGAGACTCGACGACGGTGCCGATCGAGCCGGCGAGGATGGGGCCGGATTTGACGGAGACCTTGCGGACGCGCGTGCCCGGGGGATAGGGGTCTGCCATCATGCGCCGCCCTCGAGGGCCTGCTCGATCTCGTCCGCCAGGTGGCGCAGCAGCTCCGGCAACTGCATGGTCGCTTGCGCGGACGCTTGAATGGAAAAACCGGACCCGGCAGGTGACCCAAGTACAATCACGATCACACCCTCGGCGTTCGCCTGTTCGCGGACGATCGTCGCGAGGTCGTCAAATTTGCCGGGGCCGCGTGGCATGGGGAAAGACCCTTTCGAGCCGATCTGGGGAGCCTGGGTGCTGCTGCTCTGCCTGATCGGCATGGTGGTGCTGGGGCAACTCTACATCTTCCTCGGCTGCATCCTGGGCCGGGAGCAGCTCTGCGCCCGCAGCACCGAGAACCTCACCAGCGTCTCGGTCGAGGTGCTCGCCGCGGTGGCGCTGCTGATCTCGCTGGGGCGCAAATAGGAGCCTATGCCCCATAGGGGCCAATGCCCTGACGCGCCGAGATCCCTCCAGGGTGAGGCGCGGAGGCGGGCCTGCTGCGGTTACCTGGCCAAGGTCGCAGCAGGGATCGCCCTATCCAAGCCGCTGATATCGCTGGTGCACAGGAGCTGGTTCGCGCCGAATCGTGGGGGTATCGGTTCGCTACTCGGTGGGTGTGCCGTATCAGCCCATGAGATCGGCGTCTCAGACTCCTGAGACGCTGAGACGTTCCGTCCGATAAGATGGGTTTGCGTCCGTTACAACTGTCCACCGCCCCCCTGTTGCAAAACGCGCGAAGCAACAAACCCCGAAATTCGGTGCCAAACGTCAACGGCCGGGGGAGGGGAGGGGGCCAAGAAAAAGACCTGCCCACCGGGGTGGCGAACAGGTCAAGGTGGATAGTCGGAATGTGGTATCGCGCAGAACCTAGCCGATCCGCTGACACCTGTAACAGCGAAATCACGGTTACGAGCTGGCCACGATCATCCCGGCATCGAGCAGCAGCCGGAGCAGCGCGACGCCGCGCTCGGTCGGCAGGGTCACGTCCATCCGCAATCTGGCGGTGCCGTCGGTCAGCACCGCGAAGTGCAGCACCTCGGGCACCCGCGAAACCGCCGGCGTGCCGGGGCTGGGGAGGCGCACCATGGCGGTCGCCGGCTCCGTCGCCACACTCACCCGCTCCCCCACGTCCCGCCGCTGCAGCGAGGCCTCCGGCACGCCCAGCAGCTTGGCGAGCTGGGGCCGGATCTCCTCACCTGGGCCGCCCCTGGCATTGATCCACCCATAGACGCCGGTATGACCGCGCTCGCGACCCAGGGCCTGATTGAGATCGCCGGGGCCGATCCCCTTAGCCTCCATCGCTTTGCGGATCGCCGTCGCGATGTGCCCGAACATCGCAATCTGGCGGGCGCTGGCCGGCTGTGCGTCGCGCCGCATCAGGCGGTCCTCCGCTGCCGGGTCGCCGTGTTATCGCTGGCGACCCGCAACCGAGGGCGCGAAATGCGCGGCGGCGCCGCCTTTTCGACCAACCGGTAATGACAATCGATGTAGGCCACGGTGATGGTCTTGAATCCCCCGCGCTCTTCCCTGCCGTCTTTCGAAGACCACACCCAGCCGGTCATCATTCGCAGCTCACCTTCGCGACGGTGTTCGTTCCAGCGTGAAGCCATCGTCATATCAACGTAAAACACTCGTGCGACTTCTTCGACCGCACTAACAATACCGTTGTTGATCCACATGCCTTTCGTCCTTTCGTCTTTCGACGGACCAGCCTTCTAATGAAATCGAAGCCCGATGGCGACCAGCCAGCTCATGGCGCCTCGAGGCGGTCGACGATGTGGACGATCGGGTCGTCGCCCTCGACCACGGTCGCCTCGCGCAGCAGCAGCCTGGCGAGCTGCTCGCGCTCGATC